CAACACAATGTTAGTCGCTGAAAGCGGATGAGATTTAATAAGGTACAGATCACCCATTGCATTCGCGGCATCCCCATCGGTCACCGCCATCCAGCCGTCTTTGAATGTGTCCGCAGGCTGTTCAGTGGTAGCAATAGCGGCTGTGACCGCATAGGTTCCAGCAGCAGCCGCCGCCGGAGTTAAGTCAACCTGGGCAGTGGTCAAAGCACCCTGTAGCGTAGCAGATTGAATCAAATTACCTGCTACCAGAGTCCCTCCGGCCTTCGCGTAGCGAAACACTCGCCCATCATACTTTGCAAAACGAGTCCCAATGGGATAGTTCTGCACCGCTGACATATCAAGGATACCCTGAGTGGGTACACCCTGCAAATCCCTGTAGAAATTATCCATGTTAAAACCTCCAAGTTATTTTATTCCGTTAATCTTCTTGACAGATGACCTCAACGACTTTCTTCTCCTCCATGCGAGTCGCACCGATGGCCATTGAATAGTAAACCTGGGTTGAATAGTTCTTGTCAGCCCTCTGCTCAATTTTGCCAATCGGGTTCTGCCCTACTGCAAGAAGAATCCCGTCCTGCGCCCATGCGAAACAGCTTCTGTCGCCTGAACCTCCGCCTGTGGTCGTTCTGTCCAGAGGAAGTCTTTCCGACCGGATGAACTTGAATCCGAGGAAGGTATCAATCTGACCCTGAACGAGAGCCTTGACAGTAGCATAATCCGCACTGGTAAGCTCTTCAATGTCGAGCAGGTCTGTAAGTACATTGGCACTACAGGTGAAATAACGCGGGATAGCGTCATCGACTTCAGCCGCATCCAGCATTTCCTTTGCCGCAAGCAACCTCGCAAGGGTAAGGGTTCCGCTGATGTCGATCTGCTGGGATGAAGGGAAGGTGGTAGAAGTTCCGCCCTCTTCTCCTGTGTACGCCGTTGATGTGAATGCCTCAATAATCGCATCGTCCATCGCCCGGCCCATCGCAAAGGCCGCATTCTGTGCGTAAGAGGACTGAGGATCAATCAACATCCTGACTTTATCAAGATCGTCGATCAGATCCGCCCAGTCGTAATCCACCAAGGCCACCCTGCGCCTCGAATGAGGAGTTGATATTAACGGCGTGTCTCCATGCCGTTCCGTCCTTTTACGGGCAGTGGTCGCTCCGATTTGATCGTAGAAAGCGTTCTTTCCTACCTGTGACTCTTCACGAGACGCACTACGGAACCGAGGGCCTTTCTGCTGGCTCAGTAACTGCACGTTGCCCGAATATTGCTGTACAAACGCAGTTGTAATTTCAAAAGACATGATGTTTCTCCTTTACTTATTTATTTTTAGTTTTCGGAGAAACTACCCCTTTCGGGATTTCGTCCTACCAAATACGTTTGGCACGGCTCACTTTCGAGCGGTCATCGGGACCCGAGCGGGCTACCCCTTAAAATTCTACTCTGTCATTTCTGACAAATGTTTTGTAATTAAATGTCCTTTCACTCTCTCCCGAACAGACCTTCACTCTTTTACCCGGAATAGAGGGGTCAAGGTAAACGTGCGTCTTGTCGATGATGCAAAATGCCGTCGGCCCTTGAACACTTGAGGATTCGTTGAAGCTTGCCATGTCTTTGTGGAAGCCGGGACCGACGGATATCCTGTCGGGTTTAATCGACAATTTATCCATCATATTTGTAAAGATGGTTGTTATCATTTCGCTTCCACCGGGTAAATCTGCTTATACAGCTCCTGAACTGCCTGTACCGCAGCCGCATGTTCAGGATGCTTCTTGTCATGGTAAGGATGTTTGGGATCTCCAAGGATTGCATTGATTGCGCCCTGTGCCTCTACCGGAGTATTGTTCCCCTGCGTACCCTTCAGCTTATCTTCGGAAACAGCCGCCCCAATCTTGGCAAACAGTTTTATCATGCGTGGATCATTCCCCAATCCTTCATCCAGCGCCTTGATATCTTCCTCGCTTGCAAACGCCCTAATAGCCGCCCTGGACAATTCAAGCTTCTGGTCGTATGCAGCGCCCCATTCTTTCTTCAGTGTCGCTACGGCTCCATTATAGGACTCCTGCACGGCCTTCTGGCTCCCGATATAAGCCTCTGTCGTGAGGCCGTTGTACCAGTCGAACAGGTCTTTCGCCTGTTTGGGGAGAAGACCGGTCTTGTGTGCTACTTCCTGAAAGGCCAGAACTGCCTTATCATCCCACGGCATACCTTCGGGGATTTCAGGTTTTGCCAGTGCGTATCCGTCGCTCTTCTCCGGCCGGCCCAGCTTATTGAATATCTTGCCCCAGTCTTCATCGGTTGACTCTTTGCCTGGAATAATTATCTTGTCCGCCCCAATCATCTTCTGACCGGACACCAGCATTTTTGCCATTGAAGGAAAGTCTTGTATGCTTTTCAGCGTAGCATCTTCCCTTAACTCTTCCGGCAAGGACTCCATCCATGTTTCTGTAAAACTGCCATCCTCGTTGATAACCTGGTTGATCTGCCCGCTATCGGAATCATCCATTTTCTTCTACCTCCTCTTGTCGTTTAGTGTTTAAATCTGCATCAAGAAACTTCTTAATCCTCAAAAAAACGTTACGCCCACCCAATGTGAACGCCGTCATATCACTCTCACCCCTAAAGAAGCAGGGATTATTATATCCGCAGAAGTTCTCCAAGTCTTTGAGAACCGCCTGCCCTGTCTCTGAGCTGAATGTTGCCTTGTAGTTTATCAGTAATTGCTTCATTGCATCATCCCCAACGCTGACCCCTCTTCTATTTTCTTCCCAAGTTTAGGAACCGCATCCGCTATCTGTCCCCCGGCTTCAAGCATCTGCTGCATCTGCGCCTGTTCCGCCCTGCTTGCCCTGATTCCCTCTATTGTTTCCGAATCTCGTAACCAATCTGAAGCAACTCCCAGTCTTTCACTTATTCCTCTGACTATTTTATCCTCATCAAAATTATCCATCACCGCGGGGTTCGTTGCCGCAAAGGGTTCAATGTACCCCATCACTTCCCGGATGGCCTTGACTTCCACCAGCCGCATTGCAATAGCCAACTTACCCAGATACTCTATCTCGTACTCTTCTATCCCCGCTGGTACGGGAGGAAGTTTCCCGGCTCTTGCCAAAATACCGACAGTCCTGTCAATCAAGGGATTGAACAGCTCGCTTTGAAGCCTCCCCAGCATCGGGCCGAGCAGAAGCAATTTCTCTTCGACTCTTTCAAGGACTTCCGTGGCAGTCATGTTTTTCTTATCAGCCAGTAGCAAGAATAAGTCATTAAAGAACGAACGCTTGATGGCATCTCTACGTTTATCTTCCATCTCTAACCCCAACCCGATATTAGCATTGGTGTTGAGGGGGTCAACCCTGTCCTGTGTCCCCGCCCTGTAGTACATCAATCCGCCCGGTACTGTCTTGAACGGGGAGATAAACCCATCATCCGGTACTTGCAAGGGTGGATCAACAACCTTCTCAGCAGCTTTTAAAGTGGTCTTGACCATCTTATTCAGGAGCTTGATCTCCGGGAGCATCTTCATCCCGATTGATCTTCCATATTTCTCGTCTGATTCCTTATCAATTCGGGTAACCATAAAGGGCTGTTCAGGATATCCGACTTCTTCAATTACTTTTTTGTCCTTGACTGCAATGTAGATAGACGCAAAGGGCATGTTCTCCTTGTCTCGCTTCGTGTCATCTCTTTCTTCACGTGGAAAAATAGCATGCCAGAAGTCAAACAGGTCCTCTTTTTTGTCCTTGTACGCCTTCAGCACCGACTGGCCTACGTTGTCTTCCCCCCATTCCTGGACAGCCTGGCGTGCTGTGTACTGAAAAAACCTGTAGAGGGTATCAACTAACCCCTTAGAGTTTTCCAATATGTAATAGTTCTTGATGTTGAACTCTCTGAAATTCAGTGCCGGACTACCCGGCTTGCCCGGCTTGCCCTGCTCTTCAAACAGGCACCCTGTACCGATGCTGCCGAGCTTCTTAAAATACTGGTGGATCATCTGCCCGTAATTCGACATTGCCAATTCTTCGAGCAGTATCCTAGAC